CAGCAGCGACGCAGCACAAATGCACAAGCTGCTAGAGGAAGTGCAGGAGCTGGACCAAGATGTCCATGATGGCTTTGACTTGCGGGATGAACTAGGCGACTGCTTGGTGGTGTTGATTAACATTGCGACGCGTAACGGGTTTACGCTGAAGCAGGCGCTAACGGTCAGCTACAACAAGATTAAGGACCGCAAAGGACAGATGCGCCACGGCATCTTCGTGAAGGAGGAGGACCTGTAGAGGGGCAAGGCGCCCGCCGAGTGTGCTGCTCAGCGGGCGCTACGCTTATTCCTCGTCTAGCTTATCAGAAACGGCTTTATATATTGGACCAATTAAAGGCATCCTTTCAAGCGTTTCGTTAGGCACAACTTCCCCTTTTGTGAACAAATTAGATACGTCTTTCATCAAGCCTTCAACGACCGGAACAACAGGCAGAAAGTTAGAAGTTATTTGTTCGTACGGATTTTGCGCAAACAAATGAGCAGCGTATTGGTTGCCGCCAAACGAACCAATAGTAGGAATAGACATCATTTGGTAGAATGCCAGCATAGGAACATTCCCGTAATCAGGCGACTCTCCTTTTAATATTTGACGCGACTCGTTTACCACCCCGTAGCCGCCGCCAGAAATCAAGAAGTACGCAAGCATATCTTTAAGAGCTTCTTTGCGCTTAGCTTTATCGCGGGTTTTTAGACCAGCGCCAACCCGCTTACGAATAAGCTGTAGCTGCGTCATGGCAAACCCCTTGAGCATGTAAAGTATGCGCACTTGCGGCAGGCTTAGCTGCTTTAAAGAACTACTTGCCGAGCTTATCGGCTGCAGGTCAGACAAGTTAATAAGGGCCAACTGCTTAACAAGCTCGTTACTGGTGTCTTTATTTTTAAGAGCCTCTTCTAGCTCTGCAATTTCAGCACGATTAAAAGTATATCGCCACTTAGCGCGCCACTTGCTTGCATTAGCAGCTAACTGGTTAAACTCCTTGCCCAGCGCTGCGGACATAATTTTACCTTTAGCCCAGCCGTCCATGCCTTTAAAGCCTGAATATTTCATTGAAAAATCAACAAGCTTTTGAGAGCGGTCTACGGCCCAGTCTGCTAGCGTGCTGTTTACAAAAGACCCATCAGCCCTCTTAGCCCTGTTCATAATTTCGCTATGAATCTGCTGGGCTACCCCTACATCTTCAACGGAAAGTTTAAACCCGTTTTTATTTGCAAGGGCTTCAAAAGTTTCTCGTCTGCCGTTTGCCCAAGCGCTGTTAAATACGTCATGAAACTGCAAGGCTGCGCCGTATGGGTTTCCAATAGCAGACGCGTAGCCAACATTACGCAGCGCTTGCAACTCTTTAGCCATACTGCGTTGGCTTCCCCAAACTACTTGGTTGTAAATTTCAACAGCGTTGCCTACTTCTTCGTCGCCAAGCCCAGAACTTCTTAATACGCTTTCAAGACGTTTCCCAAAGTAGCTGCCTTTTGCTATTTCGGCCAGCTCTTCTGCGGTCGTGGCAGCCTTAATTCCAAGAACTTTATTAACCTAGTTAAGCTGAGCGTGCGAGCGCATCCAGTAGTGATGCGAGTCTACGGGGTTCATAACAGGAGCTTCTTCGCCCACTTTAGACAAACCCGTACCGTCAGCATTTAATCGTGCAACTTTAAGTTTTTGCTTAGCGCTGACATCAGCCGTAGACAAACGAGAAGCTTGTTCTGCGGCTTTACGCTCAGCTTCAAGCGTTTCTAAAGTTTCTGTTGCTAAATCTGATTTTTTGTCTGTTCTATCAGCAGCAATAGACATATAGCCACGATTGCGTTTAAAGCTTTGTGTGCCTTTGGCAATATTATTAAGATAACTTTCTTGTTCTTTAATAAACCGTCTAAAGTTATTAAAACCTTGCTTATCATTAAGCTCTCTACGCACAGTGCGTAACGCTACAGCGCGCTGCTTTGCGGATAGCTCTGGATTTGCATAATCTGCAATTGCCGCTTTAAGCAACGGAGCGTTGGGCGCTGCTTCAATAGAATCGCGAAGCTCAAACATTTTGTTTTTTTCAAATAATTGGTCAATCTTGTTAATTACACGCTGTCCGTTAATGGCTCCCCTATTAAGCCTAGCTGAAAACGGCTTGCTTACTTTTTTCTCTGCGTAGTCTTTAACAGGCTGGAACCATTTGTCAAACCCGTCTTGCACTTCCTCAATCTTAGGGCGCAACGCTGTCATCATGTCGCCAGTAGTATCGCTAAGAGCTGACACGGCGTCCCGTCCTGCCTTAGCTAATGAAGGCGACACGGATTCCGCAGCCTTAAACGCAAGCTCTCCAATATCTTCCGCAACATCTTTTGCTTTAATGGCTGTAGACTGAGCCGCTGTAGACACACGATTCATAGCAGCGTCGGCTAGCTCTCCAAGCGTCTTGCTTTCTGGGGCGGTGCCCCGCACCAAAGAGCCACCAACGGCGCCCGCTGCGGCTCCTAAGCCAGCAATAAGCACGTCTTGCATACCGAGAGAGTTAATACGCTCACCGATGTCGCCTTGCTTTTCACCAAGCGCATACGTGCTGCCCTCTACGGCACCGACCGCAGCGCTTGCCGCAGCATTAGCAGCACGTGTGGTGCCCGCTTTACCGGCTAGTTTAGCTGCTCCTTTTAACGCGGCAGCACCAGTAAGCAAGCCGGTACCAACACCACCGGCAACTTCAGCCGCAAGCGCAATGCCTGGACTTTGCTCTTGGAAACGCTGCTCTACGTCTTGCTGCCGAGCAAGCATCTTGTCAAAGGAAGCACTAAAATCCTCTTCACCCATAACAGATGCTTCTTTGCCAAGAATACGGGCACGCGTGGAGTCGATTGCAGCAAGGGCAGCAGAGGCCGCTTCATCGCCAAAACCAAACAGCAGGCCATCAAGAATCTTAGTGCCAAAGCCTTGAATATCTTCAGCTACTGTGGTCTGGTCTGCTAAGTTTAAAGCAGCAAGCGCAGTCTCTTCGTCCGGCGCATCAACTTCATACTCTTCGCCGTCAACAGTAATTTCATAGATAGGCATTAGCTACCCTTCTTTCTAATCGTAACCTGCTTTCCGTTTAAAGTTTTCGTTTCTACGCCAAGGAACTCGTCTACAGCATTAGTGCCAAGCCCCATTGCTTGCCAAATAGAACTATCACGCCGTCGCATTTCTTCAAGGACAATATTACGAATACCTTCTACGTCCGTTACGCCATCAGCGGCGGCACGCGCAGCCAAGTCAGCCAAAGCCTCTTCGTTGTCCAAAATATCGCCAGCAAGGTCTTCAACATCTTTGTCAAAAAGATCAAACCACTGGGAACCTTCGCGCTCAAGCTGTCGCAGCACTCCAGGCACAGCGTCTTTAACAATACCATACGACAAAGCTTTAGTAGCCGTAACAGACCGGCTTTTAGCCACTTCAGACTGCGCCCTTTGTCGCAAACTAGCACGCCCAGACTTAGGCGTTTGTTTCCACGTAGCCAGTTCATTTTCAGATACGCCCAGCTCTTTAGCCAAAGCAATTTCTTCTTCGGTTAGCGGACCTGTTTCTTGAATAGTTTCTTCATAGCCGCGCATCTTATCTTCGTATTCTGCCATACCGGCATCGTATTGACGAAGCAAGTCACCATATCCACGGTCTTTCATATCATTACGAACTCGGTCAATGTCGTCTTGATTACCAGATGCTTGAGCCGCTTCAAGCGCCCGCATGCCAAGCGCCCGCTCGTTTTGCCTGCGAAGCGTTTCAATATTTTCTTGTTGCGTAATACGAGAGTTATAATTAGTTTGTGCGCCGCTTACTAAATTCCTAGTAACGTCTGCGCCCATGTCAAAGAACGTAGCCGCATTGTTTGCAGCAGTTTGCAAAGCAGCCAGCCGCGCTTGTTTAGTCTGACCGTCAAGAGTTTCGTCGGCCAACGTAGCCTCTACTGCTTGCGCAATATTTGCAATAGCCGCCTGTCCTTTAACGTTTTTATCTAGTTGTTCTTCAGCACGAATGCGGTCCCTAATCTGGCCTTTTTGAATAAGCGCCGTGTTGTATTCGCGTTGCGTGCTAGTAGCCAATCCAGCAGTTTCAAGAGCATTCAAACCATATTGGGAAGCCGCATTATTAGCCGCCATTTGCAAAGAAGCAAGCTGGTTAGTGCGCTGTGCTTCATTAAGGCTAGTGTCTTGCAGCACTTCGTTCATGCGTTGTTTAATGTTAGCAATCGCTGTTTGACCAATGCGTGTGTTTTCAACAAGCTGTAGCTCGCGCTGCCTTTCTGCTTCAGCAAGGTTACGTGCTTCAAGTGCCTGTGCCTGACCAGTAAACAGCCGCGCTTGCTCAGTGTCACCAATACGCCCCTGAAACGCCGCTTGACGCTGCAAAGACTCAACACTGTTTGGGTCTAGTTGTGGGCGGAACGCAGTCACAATGGGCCGCATAAGCCCTTCTCCGGCTCCACTCATGCCGCCAATAGCGCCCCCAATCTGCGACAACATTCCGCCAAGGTTGGCGCTTGCGTCTCTACCTACCATGATGTCGCTCCTTAACTAAATAAGCCTTCAAGCCCAAGTTGCTCAAGCAAGCTAGAACCTGCTGGAGCCCCGGCGCCAATACTTCCAATAGCCGTCATGCCCGCACCGAACAAGTTACCGAACAGCTCGCTTGCTGCCTTCTCGGCATTGATCTGTGCCTGAATGCCGCCAAGGCCAAGCTGCGCACCGTAACCGGCGCCAGTGAGCTGGCCGGTCTGGGCCATTTCGGCTGCCTGTTGTCCCACCTGCAGCGCATTAAGCTGTTGCTGCAGCGGCGTAAAGGCCGTGGTGTAACCCTGCAGGCCAAGCTGCCCACCGGCTTGCGCAATGTCTGCTAGCATGCCAGCACCTTGCTGCCCAAGCTGTGCTTGCTGTAGCCCAAGCTGCCCAAGATTGGTGCCAAGCTGGCCTTGAAGCTGACCGGCTTGCGTACCAAGCTGACCAAACTGTGCAGCCATATTGGCACGGTTCATTGCTTCTTGCTGCGCTTGCCCCATAGCCTGGAACGCTGCTTGATTGGTGGCCTCTGCTCGCGCACGGGCCATAGCGGCATCCTCAGCGGTGCCACCAAACTGTGAACCGCGCAGCCCACCCCTACCCATAGCAAACTCACGGGCCTGCTGTGCGGCCTGTGCGCGCTGAAGTCCAGGCTCTTGCAGTGCCATAGCGCGCTCAAACACTTGCTGCTCACGCCCTGCCGTGTCCAGCATGGCTTGCTGCATTGCCTGCTGCGACGCACCCAGGGCGCCAGCTTGTTGCCCCGCTAGGCCAGCCTGCCCAGCTTGCATCGCAGCTAGCGCTTGCGCATAGGCCGGGTTGGTCATTGCTTGTTGTAGTGCTTGACCGGCAGCGTCAAAGCCCGCTCCAGCGCCTCCAAACATGCTCTGACCGGCTTGCAGCATAGCCTGCTGTGGGCCTACGCCTACGTCCAAACTCCCCGTAGGGCTAATCGTAGAGCGTCCTAGGCCGGTCTGCACACCGTAGCCACGGAAAGCAGCTTGATCTTGTAGCTGCCTACCCAGCTCTTGAATCTGTGCAGCGCCTTCGCGCCCAGTCTGCCGAATATCTTCAGCCATTTGGTAGCCAGCAGCAGCGCTACCGGCACCTGCCAGCAAATCAAAAAGGCTCATTTAGATAATCCTCCCGATGAGGGTCTGTACGTTAATCTCTTGAAGGCTACACGTGTTGCCGTTAACTTCAATGCGGAATCCAATAATCACTGACTCGCCGCTCCCTTTTGCGTTCACGCGATAGCGCTTAATAGTTGTAAGGCCAGGACCGTATTCGTCAGTCTGGTTAAAGTATGCTACGTTGTATAGCGCTGGAGCCTGAGCGGTGATTGTCAAGGACTTAGTGTAGTCAAGGCGCCCACTATACCCCCATCCTGCGTACGCTTGAGCGTTAGACAACGTAGACACAACAGTAAAGTCAATCTGCTTTACGAACTTAGAGTTGGCAGGCTGACCAAACGTAAATGAATTAGACTCATACTTAAACTCAAACGGCTCATCATTGTAGTTTAGGCCGTCATCGTACAAGAAGCAGCCGTAGCCGCTGGCGCTGCTTGCTAGCAACACGCGGGCTTCGCCGGCCACCTCGTAGTACATGGCACGCTCCCAGACCGTGTTGGTCCAGCGCGTCACCTTGTTGCCACCTGTTACGCTAGGCGCTCGCATCTCAATCGCAAACGCTTGCAAGTCGTTACTAAAGTTGACAACCGTCAAGTTCTCATCAGGCCAGTACGACAGCGAGATAGTGGTCTTGTCTGCCGTAAGCGCAATGATGTCCGTGATGTCACGGCGTACGTTAGAGGTTAGATCGCCAAGCGGTGCAGACTTCTCTTGGATTGTACGGCCCAAGGAGCGTACACCAGAGTCGTCAACAAACAGCACGTCAGAGCCAATGTTAGCGATGGCGTCGCGGTTCACGCAGCCAATGCCACTAATGGTATCGGCTAACACGATGCCGTCAGCGGCTGCAGGATCGCCCACAGCGGCGTTGTTGTACACCAAGATAGACTGACGGCCAAAGATAAACAATGCGCCGTTGTGCGCCGCAATGCCTACAATACGGTCAGTACCGCTGGGCCAGTATTCGTTGACGTTAAGGATACCGCCAGTGTTCTGCGCATCGGCAGGCACAGCACGCCCATCGTACCACTGCGTGGCAATGAGCAGGTCGCTGTAGTAAATGCTTTGGTAGTCACCGTTTACGCCACTAACCCACAAGCGACCATAAGCGGCTGCGGCTACGTCACCGTTAATGACTGCCGCAATGGTACCGCTGTCGTCCTGTGGCTTAATGTAGTCTACGTCGTTAGTACCAGTGAACAGCTTAACAATCGTGCTGCCGTCATACTCAAGGCATTCGTTACCGGCGCTAAACACGTACATCTTGTCGTTAAAGCTGACAATGCGGGCGTCAGCCAGCGCGCTGTCATCGACGAGGGTTGGATAGCTAATCTCATCCAGCTCGTACGTAGGACCGGCGCTGGTGGTAAGCTTGCAGATAAAGTAGTCGTCTTGCAGCAAAGAGCCAGATGCGTTATACTGATACACACCAACCGTAGCTAGCACGTAAATGGTGCCATTGATGTCGCCGTGGCCCAGGCGGTGCGTCTTGATCTGTGTGTCTGCTACGCCAACCGCTGCGCTATACGTTACGTTAACCGCAGTGGTAAACTCCGTCCAAGGCTTACGAGAGCCAATACGACCAAACTTATCTACAACAGCATTGTCGGCAACAAGCGCAAAGCCGGGGTCTTGCTGAAGCGGAGAATCTTCCGTATTCAGCCCTTGAAACCCCGGAGCGCTAACCGTAATGTTCTGTTGTTGCTGCGCCATTACACAGTCATCCAGACGTTATCGTAATCGTTAAGGGAAGCATCCCAAGCAATAGCGTCGCTAAGATACACATTAGCTAGCGAGAACAGCTCTGCTGCCGTTTGACCACCCACTTCGCCACGCTCACGTGCTGCCATAGCTAGCGCCGTGTACACAACGGGCTTAGAGGGCACAAGCAATACATCGTTTTTGTCGCTGAGTTCTGCTTGACGCTTGAAGCCGTATACGGTGTAGTTGTATACGCCATCAGGTTTCGGGAATAGCTGTATTTGGATGTCGTAATTGCTGTCTACACCGTTGACTGCATAGTACTTGGGTTTGTTGTTTGCTGGCGATGCGGCTTGTCGCTTGCGAATAGCGCTTGGCTGTTCTTGCTTAAGCTCCACTCCGTCATCCTTAAGGATAGCCTCTATCTTACCATAATTTCCTGCATTTGTCAAGCTATATAGGTTGTCATCTGCAGCAGTAGTAATGGACCATTCGTGCCGCAGCGCATTCCAAGTGTGTGCATCTTC